GAGCTTTAGAGTGGCGTTGTCAATACGAGACATATTACAGGTCCCTGAGGGCTGGTGTTCCTCGGGTTTGAGCGCGAAAGAGTACACGCTAATCTGGGCGCGTACTCCAGTAGCATCCACTGGGACGCGTTCGTGGTGTTGGTAGGGCTGAACCAGCTCGAAATAGTCTCGATCGCGTTCGGAGAATCGCTCGTGACTGTTGAGCTGAATTTGTGCATGAGTGTAGTTAGCGATGTATGTGCATGGTTTGGCATCGTTCGACTTTTCAACCCAAATAAGCTCCTTCACTGGATGATTGAAGTTGAGCTTAACGGAACCAGACAACGCTTCGTCACCGGTGAATTGAAGCTGTTCGATCAGGTACTCGTGGGATACTTGTGCGAATCGTCGACGCTCGTCGGTGTCAAGATAAACGTAATCAACGTACAGTTGGGTCTGGTCGAGTTTCATCTGATTACCACCACCGTTAGCGCCAGTACCGGTAATACAATCGATATAGTTGGCGAATTCAATGTTAATCTTGACCTCGTGATATTGGAGTGCGATAAGAGGAAGAGCAAGTCCAGGGTTTCTACAGAACCAGAATTGAAGAGGCACGATGACAGTACCTCCCTCAGAAGGTTTATCTAAGGATACCATATTTTTATAACCATCATAGTGACCGGCTGTTTGGGTAAGTTCGTTCCAAATATAAAGCCAGTCACCGTAATGCTTATCGATACGTTGGCCACCGATTTCAATCTCGACGGATTTCAATAGATTGTGACCTACGTTTTCCACGTATTCGTCGTCGTCGTTACTTGCAGCACCCATACCAGTATTCTGTTGTGGTTTAGGTAATGATGCGGAAACGTACATGCGATTGATGAGATCACCGTTACGGGATACCGTACATGTGACCTTACGACCAAAATCGGCTGTTCCGTTAAAGGTTTGTTGAATAGACTCCATAGAGAAGTTGGTATGACGACGGTACACTACCTTGAAGAAAGTGATTTGAGGGTTACCAGTGAGGTAAATATCTTGAGCACCATATGCGACCAGTTGCATTAAACCTCCTCCCATGTTTATTTATATATATTATACTAACAAAATATTTCAAAACAATGCGTATAATTGTTTTTTAATTGCGAGTCGTAATACGAATCGGAAAACCTTTATATCTGGTTCACATTAAAAGGCAAACCATTTATAAAACGGGTTCAATAAAAATAAACGACAAAGTGCGTTTAATTTGAGTAGGCTAATCCGCCCATACCAGACATGATTCGCAACACGTTGTAGTTAACTGCGAAGATCTTTACGGAATCAACCTCCGCTTTATCAATGCCAATCATTTTAAGAGTGGCGTTGTCGATACGTGACATGTTACAGGTTCCTGACGGTTGATGCTCTTCAGGTTTCAATGCGAAAGAATACATATTGATATTGGTATTGGTGGGTACGCGTTCGTGATGCTGGTACGGTTGTACAAGTTGGAAATATGCAGGCTTTCGGCTAGAGAACCGCTCGTGACTATTGAGTTGAATTTGAGCTTCAGAGTATGTAGATTTATAGGGATCACCCAGTTTGTGATCGGAATAGGTCTCAACCCATATAAGCTCCTTCACTGGATGATTGAAGTTAAGCTTTATAGATTGGCTAATGGCCTCGTCACCTGTGAATTGAAGTTGTTCAATAAGATACTCGTGGGACACTTGTGCGAAGCGACGACGTTCGTCTGTGTCAAGGTATACGTAGTCGACGTAAAGGCTAGCGTTGACCAGACCAACATCTGTAGTCTGGTCAGAACACTCACCTAAGCTTGCAAACTCAATATTGATCTTGACCTCGTGGTATTGCAGCGCAATCAAAGGAAGTGCGAGTCCGGGATTTCTACAAAACCAGAATTGAAGGGGGATGGTCACTGTACTTTCGACCGTGGCGTCGGTAGAAGAAACCATCTTTTCGTAACCTTCCCAATGGCCGGCGGTTTGGGTAAGCTCGTTCCAAATATGAAGCCAATCACCGTAATGCTTATCAATACGTTGGCCACCTATCTCAATCTCAACAGACTTAATCAAAGAGTGACCCACCATCTTGTTATAGGTTTTACCAATATCAAGTTTAGGAAGGGTCGCTTCGACGTACATGCGATTGATGAGGTCACCGTTACGGGACACCGTACATGTCACCTTACGACCAAAATCGGCTGTTCCGTTAAATGTTTGTTGAATAGACTCCATAGAGAAGTTGGTATGACGACGGTACACTACCTTGAAGAAAGTGATTTGAGGGTTACCAGTAAGGTAGATATCTTGAGCACCGTATGCGACCAGTTGCATCAAACCTCCTCCCATTTTTGTATTTTATAATACTTAAGAGATTATTTGCAACAAATTTAATTTAAAAAAAAGAATACATTTATATACATTTTGAATGAAAACGAAACAACGGAATAATCCCAAAAGACATTGTAATTATCAAATATCTAATGCGACACTCGACGTTAGACATCGAGCGATGATAGAGACGTTTACACACAAGAAAAACGACACAGTGGATTACCTATCCACCAAACACAAATTGGATTTAGAATTGAACGATTTATTGTCTATCCCTAAAAAAGACCTGACGGATATCGAAATCAAATGTATTACCCGAACGAAAGACGACATTAATAAGCTCGTTAATATTTTGTCGGAAACGCAAAACAACAAGGAAGAAGTCGAATATTTCGTAAATACTAGTGAAATACTCTTCAATTATTACGACTTGTTAGAAAATCATACCGACGAGGGAGGCGTGAGTTTGTCAAGAGACGACACGGAACATACATCGATTGCTCGATACTTTACTCAAGAAATTACCGAAGCTCCACAAAAGAATATCAAAACCAGTCGATTTCATCTATTGGATGATTATTTGAGTTATACTGATAGTAACTATATCAACAACAACTTATACGATGAAAACAATACGAGATGTGTACATTGTAAGGGGCAATCGAAAGACGTACTCATTAACGAAGGAATTATATGCTGTAGAGATTGTAACACTATTGAAAATATCATAACAGATAACGAAAAACCTTCATATAAAGATCCTCCAAAGGAGATTTCCTATTTCAGTTACAAGCGTATCAACCATTTTTCGGAGTGGTTGAATCAAATACAAGGCAAAGAAACGACCGACATCCCCGAAGACGTTTTCAATAAAATCATGTTAGAACTGAACAAGCAACGCATATATAACTTAGCTAAGGTCACCCCTCTAAAAATACGCGAAATATTAAAAAAAAACAAGGTGAATAAATATTACGAGCATATTCCGTACATTCTGAATAAAATCACCGGAATCCCAAACCCGCACTTGAATACGGAACTCGAAGAAAAACTCAAAAACATGTTCAAAGAAATTCAAGTACCCTTTCTAAAGTACAGTCCGAACAATCGAAAAAACTTTTTGTCGTACAGTTACGTACTTCACAAATTTATTCAAATATTGGGAAAAACCGAATTCTTAAAACATTTTCCGTTGTTGAAAAGTAGAGATAAACTGCATCAACAAGAACAAATATGGAAGAATATTTGCTTGGACCTAAAATGGAAGTTTACAAGAAGTATCTAATTTGCGGGGAAGTTTACGAGATTGGCACCCATACCGAAACCGGCGCCTTGGCGGGCGGAAACACCGATTGAGGGTGCGAAAAGGTCTAGGAGAGAAAAGGTTGCGGCTGCAACGAAACCGATGAACACTACCTCCTCTACCTTAGGCTTCTTACCTGGGAAGAAAAAAGCCGCGGTTGCGACAACAAGGCCTTCGAATAGATATTTTAGGATGCGAACCACGATCTCCATTGCGTCAAAAGAGTAGTCTGCCATTTTTTTTATACTTTAAATAAAGAAAAAAATAATCTAAAGAAAAGTTACATTTTGTATTTATAAGAAATATGGAATTGGTAACCGTAGATCAACAAGATTACTTGGAACAAGACGATCCAATCAGAGGACAAAATTATGCATGCGTTTCGTTTATCTCTCCCGAAGACGTGATCAAATCTAAAGAGTCCTACGTTGTTTCTGCCTACTTGAATCATTTCATTGAACGGAATGCGGAACTTTTGAACGGATTGGATACCATGTTTCCGGAAAAGTCTGACGAGATTCGCTCTATTCAAGAACAATACGCCTCACAACTTGATGCGAAGAGTATATATGATGATTACGTTCTGTTTAAGAACGAGCAAGAACAAAGTATCAGTGAAAAGTATTCGAAAGAAAATTTGTTCCAAACAAATGTTCGGGGATTTAAAATTAGAGGGTCTTATGATTCACTCCCAGAAGCTCAAGCTAGAGCCGAAAAAATTAAACGAACTGACAATACGCACAACATATACATCTCCCAAGTGGGATGCTGGTGTCCTTGGGCGGCCAATCCAGATGATATCGGCGACTCCGAATACACGGAGTCTCAATTGAATACCATGATGAAAGAGTACGAGAAAAACAAAGACAGTAAAGAATCATATTATTCACAACGAAAAGACGATCTCATCAAACGTACATCCACTGCACAAGAAGAAAAAAAAGCGAACGAATCAATTATGGAGGACTCTGACGTTTGGACATATACAACAAACGAAGATACAACAAACGAAGATACAACAACTCTTTGAGTTCCCGAACAAAGTCGTATTATAAAACCGTTAAAAAATATATAAATAACATTAAAATGAAAACCCTTATCATGTTGTTTTTATTCATTGGCATGTTCATGATCGTTCACGGAATTTATCAAGAAAAGTTTGATACCTTGAAAAAAGACGTTCGTGTCAAGTATAAATTTATACCTAGAACATATTATGATGAGATGCTGACTAATAATTTATATACGAGTCAAGTGGCAAAAGTAATGTTCGATGACCAAAAACCAGACAGTCGAAGCGCTGGCTTTCCAATAAGGTAAATCACATTTTCTTCACGTTTATGACGTGTTTAGTTTTTTTAAGGCTCGCAGGATCATACGTCTCTTCATATTCGGTGTCTTCTGCATCCGTCATTCGTTTACTCATCAACCAGTATTCGTCGTTACACACTCGAAATTCCGGAGCATCGTTCGCCTTGTACCAGAAAACAGTGTCCTCAAGACGATTACTTTTTGTGGTGTTGTCAATTACAAGACATTCAAAGTTTTCAGTACATTGATCCATCACTTGACAAAATATCTCAAATGTTGGAAACATACCCGCGTAGTTGTCATATATTCTTTTACGATTCGCAACAATGTTTTCTCTAAGAATAAATATGAAATCAATATTGGTTCTTAAATTAGGAGGAATACCTAATGGGTATTGCATCGCAATCACAAAAAATATCTTCAAATGACGACCGTTCATGAACAAGGCTCTGATGTTTTTGTCCTTCGTCCAGCTGGAATCATATAGACAATCGTCTAAAATCACAAACGCTCTCGGATCGATCGTGGAGCTCCCGTACAGATCAGTCTCTTTGTTTATTTTTTTGATTATCAGTTTCTGACGTTTGACTACATTGTCTATTAACGGACCGGTGTATTCTTCGTGGATAAACATCTTTGGAACCATCGATGCATAGAAACAATTCGCGGATTCGGTTCCACTTATCACCGTACCAATGGGTAAATTTGAATGATGATATAACATATCTTTTATCAAAAACGACTTGCCTGTATTACGTTTACCAATCATGACAACAACCTTATCATCTGTTATGGTTGATATGTCAAACTTCCGTAACTCAAGTTTCATATCTATACCAATAGTACACACTTTATTCAGTCCTAAAAAGGCGAATCGCCTATTTGTACGTGCTCCATCATCTTTCTAATCTCGTTATCGGTATCGCTTTTTTCAATGCTCGTATCCACCAAAAGCGTCTGTATGAAATATGACAGCGCGAACATTGTTGCAAATATGGTGATTATCTTTTGGTTTCGGTCGTCATCCGTTTTATTACTATTTATGGAGAAAATACCTACA